AACCATCGCATACTCACCAAGAACTTTCTCTTCTTTGAGTTCCTGCTGCTTCTCTACTTGTTCTTTACCTTCCCTCGCAAGATTCTTAAGAATGTCCTTCTCTTTGAGGTTCTCTTTGTCGATGGACATGAGTCTACTATACTCTTTTTGATTCTTCGTGATGTAACTTTGATTGGCTCGGATCGTCGTGTTGTGGTTACTAATTTCCTTTTCTTTCTCACGAATTCTGCCGAGTGTTTCTGAATACTCATCTAACTTCTTCTCCACAGCATCTATGCTTGTTTCATGATCAACTCGAATTTTATTCTTATCTTGCTTCTCTTCCTCAATCAGTGAACAGATTTTGTTCTTGTGATCCTCGGCGATTGGCTGACGACAAGTCGAGCAGTTATCGTTCTCTGTGTAGAACTTCATCTCTTTCTCTAACCGAGTTAACATCTGCTCTGTCTGATTCAACTTCTTCGTTAGTTCGCGGAACGTCTTCTTAGTTTCATCTTGCTCCGACAGACCAAGCAACAGACTATCAACTTCTTCCTGTAGAGCGTCAATAGAAGACTCTAACTCTGTGATATTATCTTCTGTATTCTTAATGTCAGTCATGATCACTTCGAGGTTGTCTTCGTTTTGTTTCTGTAGAGTCTCGATCATCTTTTTATGAACAGAAACCTTCTCGACAATCACTTCGATCCTTTGATCTATAATGCCAATACCTTCCTTCACTTCAGAATATTTACTTTTCATAAGTGTATTCATTGTGGAGAAAATCTGAATATCTAGAATATCCTCGATCACTTCTCTGCGGTCTGCGGCAGGCAACTGCATGAAAGGAACGAATGATGAACTACCAAGAATCACCACCTGAGTAAATGACTTGTAGTTCATTTTCAGGATCTGTTCTTCAAGCATTCGTTGATAGTCTTTCGCCTTGGCATCCTGATGTAGCATTACATCGTTCTTAAAGATCTCAAAGATCTTGGGTGCCAAACCACGACGAACTTTATAATCATCTTTTCCAATTGAGAACTCGACCTCAACAACGCAGTGCTTCTGGTTAATGCTGTTTACTAACTGAGGAATGTTTACCTTACGAAACGGCTTACCAAACAGACCGAATGTAATAGAATCAAGCAGGGCAAAAGACTTACCCTGTCCGTTCGATCCTGACACCAGAACCATAGAATATTTGTCGAGATATATTTCTGTGAAATAGTTTCCGAAAGAACCGAAGTTCTTAAATCGGACAGTTTTAAATTCAATCATACAGACAACGACTCCATATACAAATCACGAATCATTAATTTTAACTTAGTCTTCTGCTCTTCGTTTAGTTCTTTCATATCATTTACTTCATTCGATATGATCGAAACAGTATCCAAAGATAGATCAACATCCTCTTCTAGCCCATCTTCGTCACCGTAGTCTTCTACTACTGTCACGTTAGATACTGGTACATCATACAGGTTGTCTAAGAATCTGTCAAACAAATATGGTTTAGTTTTGTTGTCAACGAACAACTTAACATAGGCATTTTTATATTCACTGAATGGGAATTTACCGATGTCAAAATTTTGGCTATCATCATATGAGATCTTGAAGAACTTCTTTCTCGGGTTCTCGATAAACTCTAAGTCTCGCGTCTCTGTGTCAAAGACATGAAAGCCTTTTCTATCATTAAGATCACTAAAGGTAATCTGATACTGCGTACCAAGATACGTCACGTTGTTCTGGACACTACGGCTATGGAAGTGACCAGACAGAACCATGTCAAATCTCCTCAGACATTCGTCAGACATACCACCATCGAACGGCAGTCCTCTCATAACCTCGTAACCATTCAGTTCAAAGTGACCACAGATAATGTTGCTCTTCGTGTTCTTTAGATACTCTAAAGTCTTCTCACGATTCTCGCTGTTTACCCACGGAACCATACCAACTTTTACGCCATCAAATTCCAGATCGACAGGTTGTTGATAGATAAAGAAGTTCGAGTAACGATCACCGAACAACTCATTAACAGAATTCAAATCGTTAGTGTTCTTATAGAACGTATCGTGATTACCTACAATACAATGAACAGTAATACCTTCACGAAGAAAAGGCTCCATGAACTGGTTACGAACACTGTTCAGTGTATTGAAGTTGACAAACTTTCGTCTGTCCATAAGATCACCTAAATGAAGAACAGTATCAATGTTGTTCTTCTTCAGGTATGGAAAAAACTGTTCACGAAAAAAGTCCGTGAAGTAATCTATAAATATTTGACTATCTGATCTTGCGCCCCAGTGGGTATCATTTACTATTGCTATCTTCATTTACATCCTCAAAACATGAAGTCAAGCCGGCTTGAGTTTTCTTCTTACTCTTTTTAGGCTCAAACTTCTTTAAGTCATTATCATTTAACTGAAAGAAATCTTTCATTGCTTGATCTGGATTCTTGTCAAAGTAGTTCTCCTTGAACCACTTGTGAATATGTCCACCATGATCACCTTCTTCGATCATCTTAAACTTAACGTATGATTGTTTCTTTTCTTTCTCAATACGCCTAAGAAAGGCATAGTAAATAATTTGTGTAAAATATGAGAAAGGATTCTTTGACTTTTCTGGATTGAAATTATGTGCATATAATATACAGTTCTCAATTGCATCACCGATCATTTCATCCACAAACGAGTAGTTCATAAAGTTAGGCTTAAGAGCAAGATTAGTTGCAATCTTAATAAAGCATTCACCAATATACTCTGTCATAGGAGGCTTTGGATCTCCATTACTTTCTGCGACAACTACTTTCTCTTTCCATTCAGACATTTTCACGAAGAACAATTTGTTATCGATATAATGATTTGTACTTTTCTTCTTGGCCATGAATCACATCCTTTGAACATACTATACACTCAATTTTGATTTTGTCAAGTTTATCCTTGACAGTTTTGGGTTTACCCATATAATTTCACTTGTGAAGACGAAAAAGAAACCCTCTAGAAACACCGGATATACTAGGTGGGAGGGATCCAACGATCCCACAATTTCAACAACTCGACAGTGACTGCGGCTAACTGCATTTCTAAATGCTTTGGTTTTCTTGGTTTACTAAGAAGAGGCATGTTACATTCTTTAGGTTTCTTGTTTCCTTTTTTAGAATTACAAGGTGCGCAAGAAGTTGTCAAATTCGTCCAAGAAGAATCTCCGCCTCTAGATCTAGGTGTTACATGATCGATTGTAAGGTTCTTACTATTTTTTGTTTTTATTCCACAGTATTGGCAAGTCCACTTATCTCTTTTGAAAATATTCTTCCTAGTAGGTAAGTGGGATTGATGTGGACTCAAAACATATCTAAGTAAAATTAAAGCGACTGGTAATGGATATGTGCCTTTAGGTGTTTTAATTTTATATGTTTTCGAGAATGAATAAGGTTGAACAGCCTTTCCAGACTCTACAAGAGCAACTGCTTTTTTCCAATCGATTACATTTAATACTTCTTCAGAAGCGTTGAGGAGCAAGACTTCTTTGTCCATTTGGTCTCCAAATTATTTGAGATAGTCGTCGATATCCGAACTCCAATCAGTCAGTCTATTGCCAAAGTCTGGATGAGTCTTATCATCTCCAGTATATTCTTCTGATATTTTTTCTGAGTTCATGTTCTCGAATAAGAACTCAGACATCTGATCAGGTTTAATAATACCTTGATCTAACATCTTCTTTAGCATATCAGGTGGAATCATAAGAGTCATGACAATAAACTCTTGCATTTCATCATCATCTAAATCATCTAATCCATCTACACCATCAAGTTGATCTGCCAATTCATCATACATCTTCTTCATGGCATCATCAACATTTTTGTTGGCATCAAACATCTCATTCAGCGGGTTCTTTGGTGGGTGTGAGTTTGGATTCTCTTCGTCATTGTAGTTGATTACATTTCTCTTCTTTTTAAGTTCTTCTTCTCGCTTCTTCTCTATGGTGTAGAGTTTTTCTGTTTCCCCTGTGGGGTTTAGAAACGCAAGAATACTCTCTTGTTGAATTGTAATCTCATCACCATCAGCAAACGCAGTCCAACTCTGAAGCATGGTAACATCTTTCTTCATGCCGCTCATTGGATCGATCACTGATTGTGTTCTGAATAAGAAGGGTTTTTGTAGAGTCAGTTTCTTTCGATCTGACTTTACTATCTTTGCTATCACATCATCTCCATTTTTCAATCGGATGATTCTGCTCGTAATCTCATCAGTCATAATCATCTCCTTATATGAATTTTCGATATCTCATAATCAAACTTCTCATTAGTATATATTTTGATTCTCTCTCCAAGATGTCGGAAAGTATGATTTTCGTATTTTCCTATGGAGAGATCATCTGAAAGATCAAACAACTTTACTTTCTGTTTCCTATCTGATTTTCGTAGTCCTCTGCCTATACTTTGAAGAACTCTTACAACAGATTTAGAAGGGCTAGCGAAAACAATGTTATCAATATTCCTAATATTAATGCCAGTAGAGCAGGTTCCGTAAGACGCGACCAGAACCGAGTTAGTTTTCCTATCAACGATCTTGCGAATCTCTTCCCGTTGTATGACATCTGTTGCTCCGTGTATGAGGAAAGTCTCTTTATCTCCTTGACTAATCAATTCATACAACGGTTTCCCGTGCTTCTCCACATAGTTGAAGAGGACTAGAGTATTACCCTTTAACCTGTTGGTTAGTTCGGCAATAAACTGGTTTCTCTTTTCATGAGTAACAATCCATTCTATTTCATCCTGATATTTTTTTCTCTTCATAAACTCCTTCTCGTCTTTGGTATACTGCAACGTAAGGCAGTTAATGTTCAAAGTTGAGAGAAGTTTCTTATCCATTAAGTTCTTGGTTGTTGTAACCTGAAACACTCTACCAAAGAGTCCTTCGATTACGAGTTTGTGTGTCTGTGTTCCGTCGAGTGTGCCTGTAGTTCCTATTCGATAGTAGCAGTCATCTAGATTCGACATTAGAGTCGAAAGTGATTTGGCTTTAAATAAGTGGCATTCATCTCCAAACACACAACCGAATTTAGAAAAATATTCTTTTGGCATTTGATATAAACTCTGCCAAGTTGATATAATAATCCGCTTGTCGGTTTCTTTTGATTGTCCACTGAACACTTGATGACAGTTGGACATACAATCCCATTTGTCGTTAGAGGAGTAGTCTTTGAAGTCTTCAAGCATCTGCGATACAAGACCTGTGGTTGGAACAATGATCAGCAACTTCTTATCTGGGGGCAATAGTTCCATATAGTATCGCATCAGTGTATAGATGATCAGCGACTTCCCAGACGCAGTAGGAGACAGTAGGAGACATCTCTTGGTATTCAATGCGTGTTGGATAGCATTCACTTGGTGTAAGTGTGGTTTAATTGCTTTATTATTTGCTACGATGGACAGGGAGTCTATAAACTCCGTAACGTCGCTCTGAGAGAACTCTGAGGACGGTAGAGAGTCCTTCAGCGTTTCCTCTAACTGGATAGTATATTTTCTATCCTTAGAGAACTGAATAACGTAATCCAGTAAACCTCGGTAGATAGTCTGCTTGTATAGGTTGAATAATTTGATAGTGCCGTCCCACTGCTTCTTTTTGTAAGCGGGACTGAACTCATGATTTGGCACCTTGAACGTGAAGAAGTCAGATAACTCTTTTGCTATCCACCTCTCACAATCCAATTTTACATATACGGAATCTAAATGTAGAACAGAAATATCACTCATACACTATATGTATGAGTTATCCGCCGTTAGAAAACTTAGCCCAGTCGATTGCGGATCGAATATACCACTGTCGGTTGTTGATGATCTTTACTACCCCTTCGAGATACTTGACCTTTTCTTCCTGTAGGGCAAGTCGATGGGACTGAATGATTAGTTCACGATCCGATTCGATAAACTGATCAGTATCAGCACGAAGAACATTAAGTGGAAACGGCTCCCAGTTCCTTTGCTTCAGTTCGTCATCTCCCATCTTACCAGTATAGTATAACCACTTGTCCTTACGGAGTGTCTTATACTCTGCCTGCATCTTCTTAAACAACAACGTCTCATCCGTGAATAGGATAAGATACTTGTTGTGAAGTTGAGGTGTTTTGATGGACTCGATATCCAGTTCGGTTCGATCCATCTCTAGGTCTTTGCTGACCATCTCACGAATATCATTCAGGTTCATAGTTTAGTGATTTTCAATCCAGTAAATTTAAATTCTGTATTGATAATTATAGGGTCTGGATCGGTGGTTGTCAAATCAAATCCAATTTCATCTAGCCTAACAGGGAATATGTCCTGATACTGGACCTCGATGTTGGGTCTACTCTTATTATCCATAACTATAAGAATGCCACTTTCTAGTGAATCTGCATCTCTGAGTGGAGGACTGTTTTCTACAGGAACTTGACCTCTAATCCAGTTATAGATTTCTAAATAGTTGTTCATGTCTTCGTCAACGATGAACGAGAGATTCAATGAACCATATGTAATTCTTCCGCCTGTATCGTAAACAGGCTGTGCGTATAGACTTTTAGTTTCTATATTATCAACATCAATTGATGGAATATTTGCTTGCTGGATATAGAAGTTTACATTTGGGATTTTAGGAATCTCAAACTTAAAACCATTATTCTTTAGATAGTTGACTGAATCTGGTGCCTTACCTGCCATGATATTCTCCCAATAAAGTATGTATATAAAAAAACACAGCCCCCCGTGAGGAGGGCTGTGGATTTATGCTACCTTGAGATTATACTCAGGAGACGTTACTTCCCTGACCGTGTAGGTTAAGGACTTGGAAGATGCGG